CCATATAGCCCCACTCGTACCTAATTAATTAGGCAGCGAGAGCGAGATTTACTTCGCCAATTAACATTTTTTGAATAACTTTTATACTGGCCTGTTATTCAACCAGTCGATGCCATCCATATCTCTATTTACCTGTCGATACCTTTCGCCCCCTTAGTTTTCCAGTTCAATCAATCTATCGTGTAGATTACTGACCATTTTTGTATGTATCATATCATTGATCTTATTAACTTCTTTAACAGCCTCCAAAGATTCTGAATGAATAACATTCATTGTTAAAGAAGCAAATAAAACTGATAATAGACATATAAACAGAAGTCTGTATTTCATGATAATCTTTCTTTTAGGCGGGTTAGTTACTTAACTAATATGAAGGAAGGTTATCATAAGTTACACCATTCCATTCTTAATCATATCCAGATAGTGTTCTTTACTTATCCAAATATCATCATTCTGATACCTTTTTGACAATAATGAACGAATCTTTTTTCTTCCAACATAACATGGTTGAAACCTTAAAGATTGTCCACTAAAATAACATTTTCTATTAAATAGAGAATATTTTAATGTCCATTCTCTATCGTATATAATTTCAGAAATCATTTTGTATCGGTTCTCTAGTTTTAATATCGTATTTAGTGCCTGAAGTATATGTTTGCTTTGATAGCCTTTTAACTTCTTCCATCAATTTCTTCAGTTCGTCATCATCTACTGGCGAAGTTGTACTATTAACGATATGATGTAGTTGATTGATTTTTTCAACGAATATAAAATTGAAACCAACCGATAAAACTAATAGACCAAATAAAAGAGTTACTATTGGCATACAGCATAATGAACGATGAGTCATAAAATTTCCTTGCTTGTTATAATGAATTTTACTCTATTCAAATAATAGATAATTTATTCTTTATAGCAAGTTATAAAATAAAAATAGGGCGAGTTGGAGTCGAACCAACCTATGAACACCTTATAAGAGTGTCGGATGCAACCGGCTTACCTTCCGCCCCGTATTGTTAAAGATCAATCACCGTCCTGCCACCATTATATCATCGACTAGCGGCTTGTCAACTCTTGAGAATATTTTTTTAGTCGTTGTGGTATAATTCCTTGAGAGATTTAATATCTGCTTCATACTTTTTAATATTTTCATACATCTCATTACAACTCACACAAAAATCAGATGAGATATATGCTTTACAATCATGAATCTTATCTTCTAGATCACGAATCTTTCTTCTTATTTCTTCGTTTGATGGATTGGTCATTTGATTTTCTCTTTTTCTTTGTTGTTTTTGTGATTTCTGGATTAGCCCAAAAAACCATCTCGTTGCTTTTTTCATCCCAAGCACATTCTACCAATCCTTTAGCAGCGAGTTTTGCCAATCCAACATTATGAATCCATGTTACAGTACGCTCATAGATTGTTTCATTTGCATCTTCATTGAGTAACGGACGATCTTTATTATCGAATCCAACACATTCGCTATTTACAAGATTAATCATTTGTCCGATGCTAATAAAATCATCAAGATTTTCTTCATAAGACTGTGATAGACTTTTAGCCGCAGCCTCACGCATTTCTGTGGCGTATCCTTCAAGATCAGTAATCGCATAAACGTCGCTCATGTTCATACTCTCCAAAAAGTAATTTATTAGATATACTTACTTACACCTTTATCCAAATCATTAATCACATGGTCAATTAAACTATTTAGAGTATAGTCCATTGAGTATTGTCCTCTAGGAAGCCATTTAGTATTATCTCTTAGGCCAGTTTTTATTTGTGGCAACCAATGCTGATAGGCTAGAGCATATTCTTTTGGAAAAGACATCTTTAAAATAGTGTCAATTTTATTGAGATGATCTTCTATATGATCTCTATGAGAATATAGATTTTCTAGTGCTTCTTTTTGTTGAGGACTTAAACTCATACGGCCTGCTCTCTCTGCTTCAATTTGATCAACTTGTGCTTGGTTTTCCAAACACCAGTTTCCTTATTCTGAATATCTCCAGCCATATAAATATGTGCAAATCCAGCGTTCTTGTCAATGCCCCAAGCAAGAATACCATTCTTATCTACTGATTCAACCACAAACTTACCCCTATAGCCCATAGGGATAAACTCCCCCTTGCTAAAAAAATAAGGCCCGCCACCAACCTTAATTCTATCTCCCTTTACCAGTTCACGCCAATTAACATTCTGGATAGCCCTTGTATTTTTATGTTCCTTACTCTTTGCCTTAAAGACGAAAGGAGTATTACACTTCTTACACGCATAAGCACGGGGGCCAGTAGTTTGACCACAATTCTCACAAGCCTTTTGTCCCTTACCCATTTTATTTATCTCCGGTGCGTTTGTTAAGCCTTATGCTCCAAGTATAACAAGATTATCGGCGTTGTCAAGTCGGTTTCTTTAAGATTTTCTACAGCCATCGCAAAGTGTGATAATCCAGCCACTTTTATTTGCTTTTCCTTTATTCCCACAAACTTCACAAATTTTATAACTCATCGTTTCAGCCATAGTAACCAAACCACGAATGTAATCATTTCCACCAGAATAATAAGCCCTAAGTCCGCCAAACTTTTCTTTAATCTGATCAAATTTGAAATCAATAATTGTTTCATTGTTACCAGCAATAAGTCTATTTCTATCTTTGATATTCTTATTAAGACTCTCTACTATCTGGCAAATTGAATTTATAAGATCATACCATCCATTTCCGCACTCTATACCCATACTCATACAACTTTCCATAGGACTTTTATCTTTATTACTGAAAAAGTCTGGATATTTATCAAATAGTTGTTGCTGTAATTCCTGATCCATTTGGACTATCCTTTATTTCTAGTTTACCGGAACTATAATGACAAAAATAACTAGCACTAATCTTACGCTTGGTTAGTTGAATGGTTTCATCAAAAATTTCAGTATAAACATTAATACGATAGCGATTCTCCCAGACATTAATAATCTTAGTCATAAGATGATTTTTAGGCTTTTCAACTTGCTTAAACAAGAGGCTTTCAATTTCTAAATCCATTTTAAACAGTCTCCATATTTGTGTTAGAAGTATCAATACTCAAAGAAATTTTATTATCCGGCATTTGAATAAAATCAGTAGGATAATATTCTAGAGTTTCAAAATCAAATACTTGCACATTTTCTTGCCAAGGAAAACTGCCGGGATTATTAATATCGTTTGCTCGTTCATAAAGAAAGTTATACAGTTGTAACCAAGTCATATTATTTTTCATCTTGCTCTCCTGTTGGCACGATCAAGTTTACGAATAGTTTGTGTAGCATTAGCGGGAACCATAACAAGACTAGGTGCAGTTTTATGTCCCCAATCCATAAATCCCACAGCACGATTTTCTACACTACAATCCTTGCAAATCATTTTGCGACCAGTTTCAACCAGAAACTCGTAGCGATCAAATCCAACATTTTCTTGACAATAAATACAATTCATAGGTAGCCTCCGTATAGCGGATTATACCATAACCATCGGCATTGTCAACTCGTTGCCTTCAATCAAATTTCCAACACTGTCAATAAAATTCCCATCGTCGGTACTATAATAGACACTATTCAATCCTACAGCATTAAGAAGTTTATCACAATTTTTACAAGGTTTACTTCCTAAAATAAGTCCCTTTCGGTTGATACGCAATACAACAATTGACCAATTAGAATCAATGGTATTATACTTATCCAAAAGTTTAGAAATAAGACGAGATTCAGAATGATAATATGGGAACTCCTTATATTTTTCCAGATTAAAATCTTCACCGATTCTATAAGCACCAGTATGAGTCTTAATCGGGTTGTTTTGGGTGAAACAAATTAGTTTGGTTCCATCAAATGCGGCAGCATAGTGGTAGCATCTAATCAGACGATTCGGATTCCAATTTTGATATGCTTTGCGTATTGTTTTGTTGATTATCTTCATATATTTCCAATGGTTTTATGTAAACATCATCATCCATTCTGTCAAAATATTTATCTTCTAATGAAGGTAAAGGAGTTAGATTAACTTTTTTATTTTCTGGGGAGTCTGTTAGTTTTATTCTTACTGGTTCTTTCATTGTTTTGTCCTTATTTTGATGCTAACATATATAAGCCGATATTTGCAAAAGCATAGCCAATATATGTAATAAGCATACCATAGTTCTTGTGCAAGATTCCTTGCTCAAAAGCCACCCAGATATAAATTAGTCCTGTGATTAAAATTAAATTATGACTCATACTGCAACCCCTTTAGTAATTTCTATATGATTTTCTATAGCCAAGTCTTTTGCTTTTAGTTCCATGTCCACATCAAATTCTAGTCCGTAAGTATTAAAAGCATTTTCTGAATAATCAGAATGAGCCCTTGGATTATTTCCAAGCCTACTCTCACTATAATGAAATAATGGACGAGTTTGCCAAGTGTCAAAGCACATATTAATAGCCTCACACTCTGTCAAATTATTAGGATGACACTTATGATGCAGATAATCGAAACAGATTGGGATGCGAGTAATAGGATGAAAAATATCAACCAGTTCTTTCACGCTCCAGCAATTAAGTTTATCATCATTTTCAATAGTAAGTCGTGTCTGACAATTTTCATCAAGACGCTTAAAGTTTTCGTAAAAACGACGAGAGATTTCTTCTCTGGTTCCGTTATTATTATGAACATGAAGATTCATTGGTGAATTAGTATCTGCTGGCAGTCCGATTCTGTCAAAAAAACTACTATAGAAATTCAATTCTGTAATAGTCTTTTCAACAACTCTAGGAGTCAAACTAGACAAACTGTTAAATTCAGAAGGATGTGCAGAAACTCTTACATTACTATCAATAATGCTTTGTGCAATATTATCAAACTCATCTTGAATTTCATCATGGTTTGGCAAATCTTCCAAACTTACATTAGCCTCATCATAAGTAATGAGAGGAAAAATATCGCTACTAACACGATAAACATAGTCACTTTGTCCGCAAAACTCAATAGTTTTACGAGTAGTAATAAGATTATTAAGAATCCTATCTCCAAGTATTGCTATGGCTTCTTCTCGCGGCAGAGAATTGAAGCGTTTAAAAGTCATGGTCTGATGACCAATACCCTGCTCTTTAAGTTTGAGCGAAATACAACACAATCCGTAACGCATAGTTTCCTCGTTTTTGACCAGCATACCACAAGCATCGGCTACAGTCAAGCAAAAACTTTAGAAATTTGTTCAACAGATAGGATTTTTACTAAAGAGTATTCTATGGAAGGAAAATGAAGCTTAAAATTATTTAATGCTTCTTCAGAGGACAAGCCATCGTGAACCTCATTTATTAATAGATTCTGTTTTGAAAGATCATTATTCTTATAAACCTGAGCAGTAATATTAAACAGTTTCATTATATGATCCAATCTGGTTAAGAAATGACTTGATATCTATTAATTTATTATATTGTATCTCATACCTACTTTGATCGTATGTAAAATTATTATTGGTCGTTCCAGCCTTTACTAAGGTCGAAAGATCGAAAAAGTCTTTTTTTGAAATAGCCCCACATATCCATGCGATGGTAAAATCATTTTTTATTCTACTAAAAACATAATAATCTACATCTCTTGCTTTTTGTTCTTCATAAAGTGTTCCAACATAATTATCTAATGGTTTCGTATTACATCCTTGTGCTTTTGAATCAATTGTTATTGAATCAATTATGAAATCTACATTATCATTATCGCTATAATTTAGTTGAGGAAAATACGATCTAATACTGGCTTCTGCTAGATACCCCGTCATTCTTTGACGATCTTTGTTTAATCTATGAGTGCCAGTATTTCCATATTTGTTTTTATAAGACAGATTACGTTGTTCTGCTTCTTGATAAATCTCTGGAGTAATATTAATGGTCAAAGTGTCCATCCTAATGCCTCTCCAATAGTAGGAAATTGTTCAACAAAAATTTTCTTACATTCATTAGCAATAATCATATGTTCTTTTTGAGTACCATGACCAGAACGTAATTCAATATAATGTAGCCACGAACGAACTGTTCCGCTCATATAAAGTCTTGTTGGAGTTGCTAATGGCAGTATAAATCTGGCACACTCTTTAGCCACCCCGTCTTTAATCATGCTATCATATATCGCTTTTGCTTTTGAAAAATGTTCTCTTATTTGAGTATTCCACTTAACTACTATTTCATGATCAATATCATCAATACTATTCTGTCTGTTCTTATTGTCTTGGCGACGAAGTTCAAATAATGGAATTTCTTCACTCAATAATGTCGCATCTGCATATCGTTGACTAAACTCCTGAAAAGTGAACGATCTATGTCGTAGAATTTGGGCAGCAAGACCTCTAGTTGTATTAATTTCCACAGTCATAAAACTTTGCTCGAATATGGAAAAATGCTTATGATCAATACAATACTTTAAAAGTTTAGCATAGTTATCGTTGTTTTGATTATTCGGATTACTTACTCTCGCACAATAGGCCATTAATTTTTCAGCATCTGGAGTAACACTAACTAATTTTACTTGACTCATTTATTTATCCTTATTTTTCCATAATTTTGTTATTTTTTCCCATACTGGCTTAAAAAAATAAGCAGTAATTACACTGGATATTCCACCAATTATACCATTTATTATAGGAGCAGTAACAACAACTGGTACTAAACATTGATTTTCAATATCATTATTCTGCTGTTGAGAATTTTGTATCATCTTTTTTCTCTTGATATTGTTTTTGATGTTCTACATATTTATCATTAGTCATATGATTATAAATAGCGGTTGCAACTTTACTCACACTAAGAGCAACTCCTGTAGCATTTGGATCGTCGTTTTTGCACCAGTAATAACTAGCACCATTAACACTATCATCTTTCTCTTTAATGATAGAATAACCCCAAGTTTTAGCCCAACTTTTTACTTCTGTAATCTTAAACATTTAGCAACCCATTTCATCTGTACGTTTTGGTTTATTAGTATTGACTCTATTTACAGGATCAGCATAGTCTATTTCTTTGTCATAATGTTTCCATGCTATTTTATGCTTGACTGAGATAATTTCTTTTCTTTGTTTCCAAATTTCTTGTTTTTGATAATCAATAAGTTTCCATAACTGTTTGATATAGTCTAATACTGGTTCCTTTTGATACATCGCTAGGATAAAAGAAATTTTAGATTGATCCATTGGCTCATATTTAAGAGTCATATCATAGTCATCTGGATTCCAGTCAGGATCATAATTTGGACTCATTTTTGTAGCCATTCTCTTGCGTCATATTCTTTTCGGTATTGCCATCCGGCAGCAAAACCTTCCAAATATAATCTTTTCATAACATTAACACTTTGTTTATTTTGACTGATAAAGGAGAGATTCTTACTTACCCATTCATGGTAACTTTTTTCTTCATCACTAAAGTCCTCATCTTCAATCATTATGACTTCCTATATTTCTTGTATATTTTATTTATGCCTAAAATAATATTAGGATCAGTATTGGTTATAATAGTTTGATCATCATTATCTGTAATATAAGCCTGCAACTCATCATTTATGACTTCTTCAGCGTATCCTTTATCAAGAATATACTTTCTTGTTTTTGCTAGTCCTCTTTTATTCTTTTTAATGTAAGAATCAATCTCGTTCCTATATTTTTCATTAGAATCATAAAGAGCATGAGATAATTCATGTCTTAAAGTAGCGTTATTTTGAGCGCCCATAATGTAAAAGTTATCATGTCGATATTTAAACAGATTTAACAACTCGATTTCTTCACTAGTTAACGGATCAAATAGTCCTTGCTTAAATGGAAGCAATATTCTACTTGGAAAGTTAAATCCTGTCCAATCATGATGATAAGTATCAGCACCATATTGAACAGAATACCACTGTCGTACCATTCCTAATGTGAATATTTTACCTCTAAAATCCGGGTTGGGACTTTCATAATATTCTTGGAAACGAATAAAAGTTCGCCCCAATTCTTCTTGAGAATCGGCACTTATCCAGACGCTGTTATATGGTTGACTTTTTATTTTAAGCATTTTCGTATGATGGGTCGTTGTCAGGGTTCATGTACCCATCATAAGCCTGCTCCAGATACTCGACAACCTTTAGTTTCCATAAAGGAATAATATTCTCATTATGTATAGAATCATCAAGCACTTCAATCAAACACTGAAGTGTTCTATCAAATCCTATTTCACTGATAAATTGTTTTAATTGGTCATTATTCTTCATTTTAAAATCTTATCCGATTCGGTCAGTGGCGGGTCTTGTTTAATCTGACCCGAACTGTAGTCCATGTATTTAAAGTTTGCTCTGCAAAGGTCAACAGAGTCGTATACTGCTTGATTAAGAGGAATATGTCCCTTGATAGCACGTTCCAAATTTGATCTAACAGCAGCCACAACTTTTGTTAGAGCAGAATTTCTTTCTTCCATATTCTTAATGGTGTTGTCTTTTTCAACCAAACTACTTTGAATCGTCCAAATTGCCTCAATAGTATTCATACATTATCTCCAATGGTTCTCTTTAGTATACCATATCGACAATCCGTTGTCAAGACTTTAGGGGGCTACGGAAAAATGCTCCGCAGCCCCCCTTAGTCAAATCAATCTTGATAGATTAGATAGTACAAATTACCTAGAATATCGTCGGCAACAATACCATCTTCCATCTTTGCCTTGAGCATAACCAACATCTACTGTTGTCATGCCACTATTAGCGAAACAGCAATTCCCATATGCTTGTTGCTGAGAAAATCCGCTACCACATCCTTCATAACCAGAATTTCCACCAAAATGACCCACAGTTCCTCTTGATGCCATAATTTCCGCAACACCTTGTGCTGTTGAGTTATTTCCAGATGAGTTATTTGTGTAAGAATAAACCTTATTACCATTATTAGAATAGTATCTTGGTCGTGCCTCACAAACTCCAGCGATCAATCCTGCAAACATTAGTCCTAAAATAAGCTTTTTCATATTTTTCCTCCTTGAAATTAATCGTTATTATTTTCTTTCCATGTTATAACATTCGGTCCTTTATCTTTGTCTAGAATAAGCCTCCTTTCTTCTCTAAGAACAGCAATTTCTTTTCGTTGAGTTCTTATTTCATTTTTAAGAGACTCAACAGTATTTTTTAAGTTCTCATTATCCTTTATCAGAGAATTAATATAATCGTCTATGTCCATGCTTTTTCTAACTTATCTAGCGTTAACTTAACCATACTGTCATCATAAAAACAATCTTCTTTGCTTGCTACTAATTCTTTGTATTTTTCAGGCCAGACACTATATAGAGTATTCATAATAGTTTGACCATATCTTAACTCAAAAGAGTAATGATTATAAGTATCGTCAGCAAGTTGTAGAAAATCTTTAAATGAAATTTTATTCGACATCATACCACTCCGGAAAATCTAATAAATACAAATCAGCAAAAGGAGCATTAACTCCATCATTTATACTACTTCCTAATATTGGCGATTCTTCTTGAGCCATCATCTTCTAATTCCTTTACTCTATCTTGTAAATTACTAAACTGTTTTTCAGTTACCATTTCAATTTTAATAAGAGTTTCCAGAGTATCCTGTGTGATTTTTAATGTTTTATCTTGAACATAATTCCCTGCCAGTATTAATCCTATAGAGAAATATGCTACACAGATTAGGATAAAGTTGATTGTTTCATTTTTCATTTAGATCCACCATTATTTCTGCTCCATCAAAAGAACACTCTGTACCAAGTCCATTTGTTGCGTAACCTAACTTAAATTGTACATTGAATATTCCGCTCACTCCTTGGTTTTGATAAAGATATTTTATAATAGCATCCTTAACATCTTCCTCGCTCATAGTTATATGGGTATTGTTATTAATTTTCATTTACAAAATCCTTCATTTTCTTAATAGCAGAGTCGATTATTTTAACAACCGCCCCACTTAATGCGTAGTCTTTTTTATAGGATGCTAGAGCATCCAGTATCTTCCATGCTTCATTTTTATTAATATCAATACTCATACAAATAATCTGTCCTTTAGTAATTCTGCAATAGTTTCATTAATATTGATTCCGTTTACAACCATATTTTTGTCAGAATCATATTCATCAATTTCCATATATTTCATAGCGTTATTGAAACACCAAAAGATAGCAAACTTTTGTTCAGTTGTTAAACTCGTCATTAGTTATACTCTGGTGGATTCCAGTTGGGCCAATATTTTTTGGGTTCGGCGTTGTATGGATGATAATACCTTTGTGTATGCAAATCTTTTACTCCATCTATTAGTTCCTTCACTCTTTTTTCAAGATGAACTAATGACTCTATTACAACATCAATCTTTTGCTTGACGGGTTTTTTCTTTTTAGAAACTTTCTTCTTCATTATTTAATCCTTTTAAAAGTTTACGACTTGCATTCATATATTCATCATGATCTCTTACTGTCCAGCCCATCATCATTAGATCAAGTTTAATTTCGTCAGTAACAAAACCTTCTCCAACATCTCCTTCTTCACCACCAATTCCAGAACAATAAAAATCTAAATATGATTCTCCACGATCTCTAATATCAGCAATTATTCCACCACTCATTCTCCATGAGCAAGTCCATTCTTTATCTCCATACAAGAATTGATTGTTACAAAGAGCAGCGTAAAGATTTTGAGAGTAAATGTCGCTAGTTTTACATTTAGTCACAATGCGTTCATTATTAATCAGATGTTGTTCTAAGTCCACAACGAACTCCTTATCTTAATTAGTTCAATTAGTTTTTCAGTATCTTCTTCATCATACTTATGTTCCATCTCATCAATTTTACGATAGTAATATTTACCGTCTTTCTCTTTGGTAAACAAATCGTATGGACTAGCCCTATAATCTCTATCCAACCACCAATTGTAAAGTTGTAAAATCTTCTGAGAGTCTATAGCCTGTGCTGTTGGCTTATTATAATCTTCATCGTCTGGATTGAAACCATAATCTTCATTCAGTTTTAATTGACCTGCCCAGTTTAGATAATCCAAACCCGCTTGTTTACATCGTCCTTTAACGAACTTATATTTTCGTTCTGGATATGCTTTCATCAAATGAGCCTGCTCACTCTCAACAAAAATAACCAACTCATTGAACAATCCATGAAGAATACGATAGTCAGGATCATAATACTCTCCAGGCTTTAATCCTGTACGAAGATAATGAAGTTTATCAATGAATCTATTGCGAATATAAACTTCTATAGTATGATAAATATCCATTGGAAGATTCACAATGTCTTGCAAAAAATCCAGTCCTTTTTCTGCTAACCAATAACGATAAGGATGTTTCTTTGCTGATTCTTGTCGCCAAGTTTCCCATTCGTCCCAAGGCAAAGCACAAGGTTTTTCTTCGCCTCTAATAAGATTAGCGAAGTTTGAACAACTCCAGTAATTGATTCGACTTCTTTTAAGTAGTTTAAACATTATAGATCAATATTTACTTCGTAATTGTTGAGCATCTTATAGAATTCTTCTCTTATACTATATACAGCATTATCAGCACTATTAAACTGATGACCATATTTTTCCCACTCTCGTAATTGTTGACTAAATTGCCACAACATACGCTGAGATTTTTGTGCTTGGTTCATTATGTCATACTGAACCTTATCTTCTGGAATATCCAGATCAAAATTAAATGTGGCTTTCATAATGGAAAATAACACTTCCCTTCTAATGGGTCTTTTTCATATGGAAAATTAAATGGGCCTAAAACTTTTCGTCGTTTGTCTTTAATGTAATTTAATACTTCAGCAAAACAATTTTCACAAATTTGAATATCATATTGAGTACCATCTTGATTGGAACAATATCCCCAAGTAGCACTTAGTTCAGCATATTCATGGTCTATATCTTTGGAGCAATTTTCTCCACAACAATCACAATGAATCTTGTCAAGAACTTTAACTGTTTTTTTCTTATAGGTTTTCATTAAACTTTGCCTCCCAAACGGCTATTATACTCCAAGTTTTGTTATTGTCAAGTCTGTAGTGTTTGTATAGAATGTTAATAATTTTTCCTTTTTCTGCTCTAATATCTGCTACTCTAAATTCCTCAAAAGTTTCTGGTTTTTCTATAGACATTGTATCAATTATTTCATGTTCAACCCAAGTTTGAGTAAGATGTTTACTAGCCTTAAAATTAAGTCTACCATTCATTACCGGCATAAAATAACCTTTACGTCCAGTTGGTTGAACTACCTCTCCATACATAACCCATTCATCACAATATTCAAAGTATTCTAACTCTACGCTTTTCATGGGAACAACTTCTGTTCGTCCCCAAGGATGAATACTTTCAACATTGCCAGTAATATTATCGGTACTTATCTTTTGTCTATCAATTGGTTTGTTTTGGGGTAGTTTCTCCGTATTCTTTTTATGAATTGGATTCAGACCAAATACAGCAAATAGTATCAGAATAATTGGCAAAGTTATTAGTAAAAGGTCTGATGCTTGCATATAACTCTTATATTTTCTATGAGGATTCATAGTTCAAATCCTTTTAATATCTCTAATATTCGTCGGGCTAACGCAGCACCACCGACAATTCTTCCATCAGTATAATCTTCTCCATATCCAGCAGAAGATTCATGATCCTTTTGTTTTTTGATTTTTTGATTACATAACTTGATAACTTCAAGTATTTTGTCTTTTTGAGTTTGGTTCATTGTATGATAAATCTCTTTTTCAGTCGATACAGAAAATTAGGATCATAAAACTCTACGGAAGTTGATTGTGGGAATACCCGCGATCCCAACCTTTCGGCATCAACATTGTTATTATACCAGCAGTTCATCTTTGGTCAACTGGTAAGTTTCCAGTTCATCTAAACACATAAACTTAGTCTTTCCATGTTGAATAGTCTTAGACCTATGCCAATGACCAAAAAACCACAACTTTGGTTGGTGAATATTGTATAACTCCTGCAAAGCCCAACTGGTTATATTCTCATATGTTCTTTGACCCATATGTAACATCTGAGCAGCGACATCCTGTGGACAATCATGAGTTATTACAAGGTCTGGTTTTTTTAAACGATATAGTTCCCTCGCGTTCATAAAATCTTCGATTCTTACTTGCTCATTTTCCCACCAATCAATACCGATAGTACGATATTGTCGGTCAATACTATAAGCACCACGATAATAAAAGAACTCTATTCTGTTCAGACTTGTATATCCATAGTCTCCCAAAAAATGAGGATAATTATAACAAGTATTATAATTGTCATGATTACCTGGCAATATAAGATGTCTTGTAGAATCTACATTTTTCAATGTATCATATTTAAACCCAAAGTCACCAATTTGGAGAGTATATGGATGACGCTCAGTTTGTCGAACAATTTTATGGTAATGCTCATACTTTCCATGAACATCACCAATCAATGTAATACTCATATGAAAGTTTCTAGTTTTATTTCGCCGTCTTTAACACTTAAATAGGTGCAACTCTTTTCTGTCCAACACCCACTATTAGCATACCACACAACATGGTCTTTGTCAATGATTGGATAATGAGTATGTCCTAAACAAACACAACCAATAGTTTTATCTATAGCATATTCCCTTGACTTTTGCATCATATGCTCATTACATCTAAGATATATTTTAGATCGCTGCTTGATAAATTGTGGCAGAAATCTTTTATCAAATCTTTGAATAGTTCTATAGAAAAAATCTGCTATCTTTGTAGTATTAGGATATTTGTAGATAAAATCATCGAACTGGTCGCCATGCAAGCACAAAAAGTTTTTATTTCCACTAGAAAAAACGTATTCGTTCTTAAAATCTATACCAATTAAATGAGAAATAGTTTCAGCATCACCATCATGGTTGCCCCTAATCCAAATAATCTCTACATATTTACTCATTCGTCGCAGTAAAGATAGTATCTTCCAATGATTCTTCTTTAGTCTGCGAAAATCCAGATTGTCAAAAAAGTCCCCATTAATAATAAGTCTATTTGTTTTAGAAAATACTAGTTCTAGAAAAGCATACAACTGTTTGCTTTCGCAAACATCGCTTCCTAAATGAGTGTCACTTATTACTATTGCGTCTAGCATCTATTTTACTACTTCCTTTAATCCATTTGGGAATATATGGACAGTTAACACATTTATGTGAACAACATTTACCCCTACTAATTAAGTATTCTCTAGATAATGGTGCTGTCACGATATTCATCCAGTTTTAGTGCTTCACTAAAGACTTGAAACAACTTATCAGAATGAACCTTTACCAATACTGCAAGTCCATGCAAAGCATTAGCAATTTCATCCTCAGTAAGATTATTCTCTAATACAGCATAACTCAAATCATTCAGATGATTGACAAAGTTATAAGTGTCTGTAATTTTACTTTCTAAATCAAAGCGGTCGGCCATTATGTTGTCCTTTCAAGTAGTCAACCATATATCTTGCAGTATCTTCAGCATTATTACCTCCAAGATAATAACCATACATCATATCCCACAATTTATCAAAGTGTTTTCTATTATTAACGTAAGACCCTTCAAAAAACTTAAAGTAGTCTGGATATTCATGATCTATATACCATGTAATACAATTCCAGAAATGAACTACTTGACTAGATACTTTGTGATTCATAGATATTTATACTCTTTCAGAATATTATACAAATTCTTCAAATCATCTTCATTTAGCCTTAATTCGTGAGGATCACTATTATTATAATTGAAAACTCTCACAAGATAAGGTTTGTTTTTTAACTTTTTATTATAATGAACCTCAATCAGATCAAACTCTAAAATTATGGTTCGTAGTTTTGTCACAATGTTTAGGGAGTTGCCCCACCAAAATAAAAGTTCATGACACAAGTTTTAGGATGATATTTAGATGAATGAAGTAGTGATCCATCTTCTCTAATTTCTATTGAGCCAGTATGAATAATATGACCAATAGAGAAATCATCTTTTAGCAAACGCAACTCGCTAATTTCATGTAACCAATTCCAATGATTGTATTGAAACGATTCGTTCCCGTTGATAGATAATGAAATCATAACAGTAGAACTTAAATGTTCATTCAGATAAAAGTGTAAAATATTGGTCATTTGTATTTAATTTAGAACTTTTGGTGTAAAGGGTATTGGTTTCATTTCTTTCTTATGGAGAATTACTTATGCCATTTGCTAATGAATCTTTAACTCAAATTTTCCCAGGTTTAAGCGTTAGTAGTAGTGGTACTCTCACTATTCCATCTGGTGCGATTCGTAGTTTCATTCCAACTGCTGCTAATACTGGTGTTTATGATTTTGTTTTTGGTATGATTGATACTATTGCTGCTGCTGTTAATTCTGGTTTACCAACCAATATAACAGTATCAGAAGGTTCGTCATTACCAAGTACCACAACTCTAAGAAAAACCTATAACTTTGCTGTTAATCTTAACTTTGACTCCAATGCTGTTGAACAAATTCTTGATGTTATCAAAGAATAATTGTTTCGCATTAATTTTTTAATGCAGAGAAAGACCCGCAGAAATGCGGGTCTTTTTTTATTAATTAGTCTTATGATAAAAGTTTGTGTTCTGGATACAATCCTACAGACAGATCACCATTCCTATAGTTCTCTCCACGATTATACTCTGGCAAACTTCCAACTCCCGGCTCAATTCTTTTAATAAAGTTATCTGTGAATTCTGCCCCTTCCCAAAAATCTTTAAACACTTTAACCTGTTCTACGCTATTATTTCTAGCAACAACAAAAACCCAGTTCATACAATTACTCCACTTCGCCCAAGAGCAATTTTAACGCCCATCTTCTTATTATAATTGTCCTTCTTACTACACATAGCAAGACCACGAAAATGCTTTCCATCTGGACTGTCAATAATTACCTGAGTAGAACCACCCTTACTATCTGGATCAACAGGAGCATTTCGTTGAATATATTCATGACCACCATTTTGCCAAGTATGATAACCATTATACAAACGACAATGTAGAACCCTAACCTTATAGCCATTATTACGCAGTTGTTGAACGGTCATTATTCGTTCTCCTTAATATCCTTCATAAACTGTCTACTTTCCACAAGATAACTCATAATATAATTAGCAGTATTATTCACACTATCTTCACATTCGTGATGAAGATGAATCATATTACGAATAGTATATTTTTCATCATCGGTTAATTTACCAAGAGATGACTGTCCATTTTCATACTCAGCATCAATATAGTCAGCAATCTGATTGGTATATTCTTGAAGGTTCCACTTCATAATTTTTCTCCTTGTAGTGGCATCATACCACAACCTAGTATCGTGTCAATGGGGCGGGAATCTTTAAAAATCCAGAATCACTGATACTGTTTTTGCTTTTTAAGTCTGGAAAGAATACTAATATACTTTTCAGCATCCTCTCGACTATCAAATTCAGTAACGATAGTAGCCCCATCAGTCTTGGGAAGATTAATGGGTTTATTATCAAGAGTAACAACAAATTTACCATTTTTTTCAACAACTGACAAAGTATCACTAACTTTCATCTTAGTCTCCATAAGGTTTCAAACTCTAAACAATAGTAACAGTAATCATTATATCACGCCAAACGGTCTAGTCAATAGGTTTTTATCCGAATTGTGTCCACTTTCTTTCTCCGATAATATCCTTAAACTTCTCACCAGCAGGAGTTAGTTGTACCATTCCATCTACACAGAAAATACAACCGTCCTTATCACCAGGATTATCATATCTGCCACCACCATCTTCATCATAACTATCAAAATACAGAGTGAGTCCTGTCTTTTTATTAAAGGTATTTTTCAGAGCAATAACAAGTTTTTCATACTCTTGGAAAATATCCTCTACAATTTGATCCTCACTCAACTCAAGTCTAATAACAGGCTTAGACTTATCCTCAAGAATAGCATCATAAAAAGCGTCTTTAATCTGGTCAGGATCATCCCATGCCAACCATTGACCAACAGTTTGCCAACCAACTTCCTTGAAATATTTAGCCTTTTCAAGAGCCTTGATTTCATCTGGACAAATCTTTTTCAGATCATCATATTCGATAACAAAACTTCCAACAGCAAAATTACCCATTCCCATGATTATCTTCTCCAGTAGAAATTTCGTTCAAATAAAGTCTAATGTCATTATCAAATTCTTCTTTGTATTCACCCAAAACCACAGCAGCATGATACAAAATATGATCGCGTGGATCATTGCCATCCTCGATATATTCCTGATAACTAATTTGTTCAGAATCACTATCATAAATATATCTAGCACATTCAGCAGCAGCGGACTTATAATCAACTGGTGACATAAACATTCTCCAAAAGGGTTAGGTTGTTAGTAAAGATTATACCGCGTTTGCCACTAATGTCAAGAGGCTCGTCAAATTTCTTGACAGAGCAAACTACCCATCCATATTTCGGATTATCATTCCAACTATAAAACGGATCATTTTGTGATACCAGATGCCTATTATAGTCATTAATCCAATCAGTCTTAGTTGGATATTTAAAACTATGACTAAAGGTAACAGTACCAATAACTCTGGCCTTAAATTTGCCAAGTTTGCCCGGAGTTTCAACCAGATATAATTCAACGCCTTCATACTTTAATGGTAAGTGATATGAACGTGTCTCTACGCTTTTCAGCCCATTAATTAAAAGACTTGACCACGGGGCTTGAATATTTAAACCAGTCATTTAATCCTCTGTAGTATCATCAATATACCAATTATGACCATATTCTTCACCAAAATCTTCCAAGTCCATTTCTAGACACTGAATAATATTGTCTGCTTCTTCACTGTCAGGATCAATATTAGGATAATCAATCACCACATGGATTTTCATTGTGTTACCTCAATATGCCACTTATTACCATGAAGTTCAGCAACAACGCCCATATTCAATTTAACAAGTTCGGTCACAATCTCAGCCAACTTTTGTGTTTCATTAAGATAAAGATAGATCATTTGCAATCCTCCTTATATCCATTATCAAAACTCTGAAAAAGAGCATCAACTTCATCCAAAGTCCAAGGATAATTAGGACTGTTATCTTCATAATGCTTGATATGTTCGCTCAAACACTCAAGAGCATCCAAAATCATTTGCATATCATGCTTTTCAATATAGTAATTCATATTAACTCTCATTAGCCCTTTATACGAGTATGCCATAGTTTGTTTCCTTCGTTGTGCTGCCAGTATACACTACTTATCGGCAGTTGTCAACTGCTACTTGACCCATTCATCGAATCCATAACTCATAGCATCTTCAATATTGCTCTCAGGATGTTGTTTCATATATTTTAGAGCAAAAAGAACAACCTCTGGTACAAGACCATATTTATCGGCGTCCCTAATAAAAACACTAACAATATCTAATTCAGTATTAATGTCTCTCATTTTAGGTAATATCAGTTTCCATAAAGTCCATATCCAGATTTAGTTCATCCCAATCTTCTTGCGTAACATTTCCAATTACCATATAATTATCATCCTTAGAATAATCTTGGTATTCATCATACTTAATATAAAAATCTTCAGACAAATTTGATTTCATTTGGTTCAAATCGACCACTAATTCTTGAGCCTCTTTGTGACCAATAACATTACTAAAACATGTAATAAGATTCATATTCAGACCTTTCTCTTGGAGTTATGCGTTGAGCATACCATAGTATCGGCAGTTGTCAAGAGCGGCCTTTAACCTTTTTCTTTTTTGGCTTAGGAGGTTCCCACTTTTTATCCCACACAATCATTTCATCAATACGAATTGGACGCCCAATAAAGTCCTCATTTAAATAATATGACTCTGCAATCTCACGAGTTTTACAAACTATCTCTATACTCTCACGAATACTAGCAGCACCATATTCACAAATTACAGCATAGACTTTCATTTCTTTTCTCCAAAATCTAAAAACTCAGGATTAATTAGATCAAACAAATAATCCTCAATTAAACCCATTCCCATTTCATAATCATTCCCCATAGTTTCTTTAATATCTTCCATAATTTGGGTAACGAGAATATTTGTTCGATCAAAATCATTACGATCCAGAGTCTCTAGTTCTTTTTTGATATTTACTCCATTCATTTATTTTCCCCAATAGTACCATAAAGAAAATCGGCTAACCCCTTGGCTTCCTCTTTAGTCAACTTCATTTTCATCCATTCCCAAGATATAACATTATTAATAGTAAGATCAATAAGACTCCCATTATGCTCAACATTAAAGTTAAAAACATCAGCCTTATAACAATCTTTAGTAACAATACTCATTAGTTATTCTCCATCTTGAGGAACTATCTTATAATCATCAACCACACACTGTCTCAAAAGATTAACAGAGATTTCCAATAAGGAATTAGTTGTTTTCAAATCATCAGCAAGAGTATGTTCTATATTACCGCCATTAAGAAGTCCTAACATAAAAAGTCTTTCTTCATAGTCAAGCAAGAACTCTTGAACATTTTTT